AACTGGTGAAATTCCTTGTACTTTAGTACCAACCCTATATTTAATATCAGCGGAATCGTCAACAATCATGTTGACTGCGCGATTAACTACCTCTAATTCTTCGTAAGCTGATCGATAATTATCTTTCTTTTCACGAGTATCTATTGCTAGTCCTTCTTCTAGGCCAATGTAATGTTGAGCAGGATTTAATTTCTCCTCTCTATTGATGCCTAAAAATCTATCATACCATGCCATATTTATCTCTCTGTTTCTGCACCCATCGTTTTTGTTTAAGTGCTGTAACTAGCTTTGGTCTTTTACCATAAATACTATGCAACCTTATGTGATGAGTTTTACATAAAGTAGCAGCCTCGTTATATATCTCATTAGTATATTCTTCAATAAACTGTTCACGGATATTCATTATTTCATCGGCAGATGTTATCGTAATTTTATTAGTTTGGAGCCACCCTGTTAGAAGCTCAGTCATTCCGTAGAAATGGTGAAAGTCTAAATGTTCTGTGTCTCCACAGATAAAGCACTGAGTGTCTTTGTTATATTTAGCTTTCGCTTTATCTCTAACGTACTTGACTAAATCCCTTTTTAAATCCATAAATTCCTAATTAATAAAATTATACCAAATTTTTACCTTCTTGTCAACAACTATTTTTTCATTGGTCTAAAATTAAAAACTAGTCGCTGTTGTCTCAAAAGTGTACAGCGCATATCTTAACGCATCACTCATATGACTTGCCATATTGTGTTTTGGCTTTTCTTTCATCAAATTAGGGTTTGGATCCCATTGATACTGATCTACTGCCGAAAGAGTATTAGCACATCTTTGATCTATAATTAACTTGTTATTATCTACTATGGTTGAACAATGTCCAATACCATCTAAAACAGATTTTTTCGCATTAATAGTTGAAATATCATAATTTTGAGCAAAATCAAATCGTGTTTGTTGAGCTGCTGAATCGATATAAATATAGTCAATACCATATTTTTGAATTCTTTCCTGAATTTGTATTGCATGCTGCTCAGTAGTTTTTTCTGCATCCATGTACTCGTCTATAAGATAATATTTTTCTTCGTCCCAATCATATGCTATCACACATAAAGCTGTAGGATCTTTATATCCTACGTCTAGTCCTGCAAATACATCCATCTTACTAGTATCTAGTTGACTTAAATCAGCTACACACTCTTCAAAACTAAAGTTCCAAACCTGACCTTCATAAGTATTAAAGTCAGCTAAATATTCTTGAGCAAATTCAGCTTGGGACATTGCTTTTTTTGCTTCTATAATATCTTCTTCACTAAATCTTGGATTTTCATGATAGGTGGCTCTTATAGCACACCAGTCTTTAAATTCATCATTAAACCCTCTTTGCCAGAAATCTGCAAACCAATTATTTCTTCCCCGAGGAGTAGAAATAAATACTGCTTTACTGTTTTCTTTATCTAGGGTTGGACGTAATGCTACATTAAAGGCGTCTTTACCGTCTGCTAATGCAGCTTCGTCAAATATGATTAAATCATAAGAACGACCAACAGTTGAATCCACCTGATTAACTGATCCCATTCTTATTGTTGAGCCATTAGATAGCTCGATTATTTTATCTTTAGCATTGTCTCTTACTACTTCTAAATCAAAGTGTTTGATTAGCTGTCTTTGTAAATCAAATGAAATTTGAGACAGAGCATAGTTTGGTGACATTATTAAGATATTAGAGTTTGGCACGAGAGATACAAGCTGTCCAATGACATTTGTAATATAAGTTTTACCCTGTCGCCTAGAAATGGCGGCACAAACAAATCTATATTTTGGGTTATTTATTGCATTGATAAGAGATACTTGAGCACTATTAGGTGTAATACCTAATAAGTCTAGATAACTGTGAATCGGCAATTTAATAAATCTTGATTCAGTATCAAAATCCATTAACGCATCACTCAAAACGTCTTTTCTACTTACTTCTAACATTATTAATGAATTGTTTCTTTGTTTATGTTTTTAATTAAGTACCAACTTGGTTCATCTTGAACAAAAAGTTCGTTTTCTTGACACATATTGAGTAAGTATAGATAGCCCATACATAAGTTTATAACAGAATCATCTTCTGCATTAAACTGACCAAGTTTCTCAGCTTTATATTTTACTCTTTTAAGAGTATCAGTAGCTGTCAGCTTAACTTCGTCTAGCCACTGATTTCTTGTTTCTTGTAAAGCTTGGTGCATTAGCCACCTACGTTACATGGGCTGCCTAATACTGTAGCTGCTGCTGCAAATATCTGATCAGAACTGCCTTTCTTTACTACGATGCTGTCTAGTGCTTCTAGTGTGAAACTTGCAAGTGTAACATCTGCTGAATTTGCAATAGTTACAAGAGCTTCTGCAGCACCTGTATTTACTAGTCTTACTTCAGTTGCGGCTTCAAAAGTTGAAGCAGCACCTACACTTGTACCACAGGCTGCATTCGCACCTAAAAATTTAAATGATGACATTTTTGTCTCCTATTTTACTTTGGTTATTTTCTACGAGGAATTCTATGGGCTTTTGTTTTTCGCTCTGCTGCTAGCATTGCATCATCTATATCTACCTTTCCATCCATGTTTTTATCTGAACCGTTTAATATATTCCAAACTTTTCTAAGTTTGTCTTTAATTTTTTCTACCATTTTACCTTATTTGCCCAATATGCTGCTGACATTTTGCCTTTAGCTATATTTTTGGCGTGACGAGCTTTGAATGAGGCTCTTCTTTTCTTTTGTGCGGTTGATTTTGGAGATTTTCCTGCTCCTCGCACACCTTGTTGACCAAAACGAATTGTTTTAGTCTTTTTGCCAACTTTGGCAACTACCACATGGGATTTTTTAGGGTGCTTGGGCGTACGCTTTGGTTTATTATAACCTGATACGCCCACTTTTTTTAATTTTGATGATTTTTTAACCCTTCGTTTTCTTTTTACTGCCATAGTGCCTTCCTTGTCTTTATATAGTGAAGTGGCCTACGCTGTTGTATACGAATATACTGGTACGCCACTCTTTCTAACTGCTTGAGTGGTCACTTTTTCTTTTTCTTCCCACTGCGTTTTTTCTTTTTAGGACGGCCTCTATTCTTACCATAGGTTCCTTTTCCTGCTGGCATAATTTATTCCGCCTTGTAACAAGTCCAGAATCCGTATACTAGACCAACTATTGCTAAGATTTTAGCTACGCTGCCAGTAAACAATACTAGACCACATACTAAGATTAGAAGTACTCCATCCCATGAAGTTCTTTCTGATACTCTAGCTTTTAACCAAGCTATACATTTATTTACCATATCCATTTATTTCTCCCATTTTTTAAGAGGGCACTCGGCTCTCTTAATCCTTGCTTTAAGGGGCATAAAGCATTTACATACTTTGCACACCTTAAATTTATTTAAGTGAGGGCAACTATTGCAAACTTTAAGTCTACTTGCTCTCATCTTTTTGAGGAGTAGTAACTTTTCTATAATAAACTACTACATCCTTCAATTCTGTGATATATCTTTTTAATTCTTGAATATTCATAGACATAACTTCATAATCTGGTATAGTCATAGCTAAGAATATTAATTCTCCCTCTTGTTCTTCTATTCGTGCTAACTGTTCTTCCCAGTTATCTGGTGTTATCACTATAAAAGTTGGGTTGCTTAGAGAGATTTCTCTAGGCATAATGGGTTGAACAATCGTTCTCTCCATTGGTTTTGCTGTTACTTGTATTTCCCTAGTTGGGAGTAGGCTGCAACTGGAGACCATCATCAAGATCGTCAACGGTAGCACTAAGTTTTTCGATGCCTTCAAATGCATGTTTTGTTCCATTGTTTATTTTCCTTTCCATTTCAACTGGGTCTTGTAATATTTTATCACTCAGTTCGTAATTTTTTAAAAACTCACCATATCTGTTTAGTTCTAACTGTGCTTGCTGACTCTTTAGTGTCATCTCTTGCAACTGATTAGTTTGTAAGGTGAAATCTTCTTGCATAGTAGCAATAGCTTCTTCTTGTGTTGCTACCGCTCCTTCTAACGCTCTATTATTTGCTGTTAGAGTTTGATTTTCTGTATAAAGATAGTAACTACCTAAACCTAAGACTAGTATAATTCCTATGAGTAATTGATTCATGTTCCTGTTGACGTTGAAGTCGTAGTGCTTGTTCCAGTATTAGTACTCGTACTCGTTACTGTAACACCT